GGTGGTGGGGGAGGAATACCCGCACGAACCACGGTTGGAGCAACTATAGTTTGACACACTCTGATAACTTTCTGTGCATTTTTCACACTGTTATCAAAGTTCATCCTAATTTTGGTACGAAGTTCCTTAGCTGAGAGCTTTACACGTTTACCCTTGACAGTTTTTGTCACCCGAAGACCTTGCTTCTTGGCTTTGTTTTTTAATTCAAGATACTGCATCTACTCTTGGTTGAGATTATTAAATCAATATAAAATCAGATCAAGAAAAGTCTTCATATCACCCGTCTCAATAAGTCTGGCGTATAACATACCCTCCTGATCGAAATAGAGTGGGTTTAGATTCGCCCTATCAAATACATTTTTAAGTTTAATTTTTAATTTGTCTAAATGCATCAATACTTTGGATAATATATCAAAATCTAGGGATTGGACACCCATACGGAATGCAACTTTGTTTACACTATATTCACCCGTATCAGTTTGAAAAAGAAAATGTTTTTTTATAAATTCTTCTATTTCGTTTCTTGGGCTAATCCCAATTTGATTTGCAATTTGTGTAATTTCCATTAGATTATCCAAACCCGCTACTAACTTTCTTATAAATTCACGCTTACCTTGTGGGAGTGACATCTTATTGTGTATAAAGATAAAAAACGCACTTACGGTAATATGAGTGACACACACCAGCTTAAGGTGTTAATTCATAAGATTCTTCTTCCAAGAATTAGAAAACTTGAAGAAGAACTTGTGTCATTACGAAAACATACGTGGCCGTACGTACAGAGTAAAAAGGAGTCTCATCAACTTGACGACATCGAGGCGAAGGTGGATTTTCTTAAACATCTCGATGATGACACGGTGATTGAACTTTTAAGGGTGAAGGCGAGAATATCTGGGAATACTGGTTTTCTAACTAGAGAATATGATAGTCTACGAAATAATTTTTGTTGATGTATAATAAAGATGCTTGGAAACCTGTTTAAGACGTCAGGTGAACCAATGGGTAATACCCAACTCGGTTTCACAATCGCATGTTTAATTTGTTCAGTGATGGGCCTTATGGGTATGATGAAGATACCCGTAAAATCACCCCCTATATTAGCAGCTTGTGCTCTTTCGGCATGCTGTTCTTCTAGTCAAACGAGTTCACTAATAAATGACGTACAGAAACGTGTTAAGCAGGCCACACCCGCCGAGGAACCCGTTGAGGAACCCGCAGCTTAAAAGAAATCATCAGTGCGATACATATTTACAGTGAATGAACCAGTCTTACCCAATACGGTGACTGTTTCATTTCCGTATAGCTCTTGGCATCCAATGTCTTCCATACAATCCCTCGCATTGTGGGAGACTGACACTGGGTATAAGTTTTCACCTCCAGTGGTGGTGTAGTAATTGTAGCGATCACGGCGACCACGTACCTCCTTACCATAGAGAGGGAGAGTCTCTCCATCGGGTCCCATTAGGATACCCATCTGTTGCATGTGACCAGGCTTGTATTGTTTAATAGGTGGACCCCTAAATTCCGGTTCCCTGACGGGTGGACGACGTGTCTGAACCGGAACAGCCACTTCCACTGGAATCTCAACAACTTTGGGGTTGTAGAACATGTAGCCTACAGCCCCCACGAGTACAATAACAGTCAGTATTAACAAGTTTGTCTTTTGCTTGTTCTTCATATACTATAGTTAAGGAAAATCTTTTACATAAAGACATGAAGGTCTTGGCGATCGATATAGGATACCATAATATGGGTTTGGTGTCTGCCGAGTTTGAAGATAGCCCAAAAATTGATGTGAAGTACATGAAAAAGGTAAGTCTCGAGGACTATAAGTATATACACACAAATGACTTTGTTGACCTCATCCCTTTATTTGTTGAAGATCACCAAGATATATTTGATTCAGCTGATAAAATACTTATAGAGAGACAACCACCCGGGGGATTCACAAATATTGAGATTCTATTAAACTACATGTTCAAAGATAAGGTTACTTTAATTTCACCTGTGAGCATGCATATGCATTTTGGTATGAGACACTTGGATTATGAAGAGCGAAAAGAGAGAACCGTACTAATAGCTGAAAAATATCTAGATGACGAGATTCCATATGAAAGAAAACATGATATAGCGGATGCTCTCTGTATGATTGTCTATTTTAACTTCAAAGTTACAACTCATATATTCGACAAGTTTAGATATTTTCCTAAGGTATAGTATATGCCAACTACTAAACAACTCCAGAACGCTAAGAAGAAATTAAAGAAAACTCCTAAGCCTTCAGGTAATAGCCCAAAAATACCAACGGCGGCCCTTCTCCGTCTCATCGCTGCTGACCCAAAAATTAGACGCAATAAGAACTTCATTAAACAGGTTCACCTGCTTTCGAAGAAATAGATTTTAGATCTTCATTTAAAATAACAATCGCGTTTGTAACGTATTCAAACATATCAAAAATTTCATTAGTATTACGTCTCTCGAGTGCTTTTTTAAGTTTTTCAACATTGTACCCGAGAGAATGTTTTTCCTTTTCCATGTTTTGAAGCTGTTCTTCAAAGTAATCAATTTTACCATTAATCACATTTGTCGTATGTTCCAAATTTTTATCAATTTTTTCAATTTGTCTCTCATAATATAATTTCTGTTTATTAAGGATTTGCTTCTTAACTTCGGAATCAGATTTATCAATCTGTATACTCAATCTTCGTATTTTTTCTTCTAAATCTTCAAATTCTTCAACATAATTTGCGTGATACAAATCGCGGTTATAAATAAGTTTTTTAATTTCTGCTCTAAGTTTTGTATCCATATTACTTTACTTTACTTTTTTTCCTTTAAGTATTTCTTTTACGTCTTCAAAAAATAAATCAAAATGTCCAAGTCTGTACTGAACAAAGGCCCAAAGAACGAAAAACATAGTCTTTGTCATATTGTTGATCTGGTTCTCCTCCATCTTATATATGGGCCCAACAAGTCTCCCCATAAAGGTTTCATCTTTGTGTTTACCCGTAACCATCATCTCCGCTTGGGTCAATGCACATGTGTCGTCATTCACCGACCAATGGTAAAAAATAAAGGGGATAACCATCGAGTAAAATTCTAGGTTTCGTTTATTATTGGTGAATGGCACTATTAAAATAGCCAATAAAAATACGACATGAATCATAAATATAATATTCATATCTAATATACAATGGTAAAAGAAAAAATTGTATGGAATGATCAGCACGAAATTATATTACGACAATGGGGTGAGGCCTGTGCGTGTTATAGGTTTATGCATCATAGATCGTTTTTACTCTATAAAGATCTGAGTATGAAATTTACGTTACCCGTCATTGTACTTTCGACTATTACAGGAACAGCTAACTTTGCACAATCTACACTTCCCCCTAGTATTCAACCCGCTGCACCATCGGTTATAGGTGGTTTGAATTTAATTGCAGGATTAATTGCCACTATCATGCAATTCTTAAAAATTAATGAATTAATGGAAAATCATCGAACTGCGGCGTTAGCTCATGGTCTATTATCTAGAAATATTCGACTCATGTTAGCGATATCACGAGATGAACGTAAGAAGGATGGTTTGAAATTTGTTGAAGACTGTAAGACTGAATACGATCGACTTCTCGAACAATCTCCATCAATTCCTAAACAAATAATGAAAGATTTTGATAAAGAATACCCACTTGATAATATTTTTACAAAACCTGAAATTCTTAATGTGCGTTCAATTCCAATTCTCAAACTTCCCAAGACTATTGAACCGATTGAAGCTATAACTAAAGATACACCTCTCGAGCGTGTGGGTAAATTTCTTTCTAAATCGAAAACACCACCACCAAGTGAAGTCAGTGAAGAATCTAATCTAGATGAAGTTGAGGAGTTAGAGGAAGAAGAGACAGACGTCGAGCAAGGTACACCAAAAGAATAAACATAACCACATTGGTAAGAACTCCACATGCAACGTATGGTAAAATTTTCCTTTTTAAAGGTTCTACGATACGCTTATGTAGTGCGTCATTTTCAAGCACTAAATCTATGGCCTGATTAGTAAGATCATCAATGGACTCTTTCATTAAAGTAATCAAGCAAAAAAAGGAACCCGAAAAAACTGTGGAAACAATTCACATCAAACAGATTGAATTGATTCGTCGCTATTTAAATGAAAGAAAAAATGTATTTATATGTGGAGGGTATGGAATTGGAAAAACATATATTCTTAAAGAAGTATTAAAAGATCTAAATCATGTTGAATTAAGAACGGACCATTTAAAAAGTAAATCACCTTTTTTGACATTTATCAAACCTTCTACGAAATATGTATTTATTGAAGACTATGATCCAGTTTTCAAACCAATAATAGAACAGGTTTCAGATGGTAAACCATTAACCCGTGCATCACTCGTAGTAACTTCCACGAATATGTGTATGTATCCAAATTTCGAAACCGTGTTTATACCCAGACATAAACCCGAAACACTATTGAGACTCACAAACGAAACGGGACCCAAAGCCGAACATGCAGCGTATAGATGTAAGGGTAACATTCGTAATTTTTTCACGTATCTCGAT